CAACCCCAGCATATACAATTTTAGCGTCACAAACTCAATTTAATTAAGGAGATTTTGTAATGCCTTTAAACTCAACACGTGGAGCTGGATCAGCAAAAGGATTTGGTTTAACATCAGGTAAAAAATTTTTTCCAGCTGACGTAGATTATTTAGTAGTCGCAGGTGGAGGCGGAGGCGGTGGAGCTGAAGTTTGGGGAGGCGGAGGTGGAGCTGGAAGATATAGAACATCTTTTCCAGGTGGAACAAAAATTTCATTAACAGGTGGTGTACCTTATTCAATAACAGTCGGTGGTGGTGGACCTGGAGGTCCTAATAGTGCCGTAAAGGGAACTAACGGAGATAATTCAGTTTTTTCAACTATAACTTCTGCAGGCGGTGGAGGTGGAGGATATAACGTTTTCCCACCAGATGAAAATGGAAGTCCTGGAGGTTCTGGTGGTGGAGGAGGACCATCCGGAGGAGGTGGAGATAGTCCAGGAGGTAATCCAGGAGGAGCTACAGGAGGACCATCAGGAGGAGGTGGTTCAGGAGCAGGTGGTGGAGGTGGAGCATCAGGACAAGGTGCTGATGGAACAGGTGGATTTAATACTGGGTCAGGTGGTGCTGGTGGAAATGGTACAGCAAATTCTATTTCTGGATCTCCAGTAACTTATGCAGGTGGAGGAGGTGGATCAGCAAATGGTGGTTCTACTCCAGGATCAGGAGGACCTGGTGGCGGTGGAGCTGGTGGTAAACGAGGAACTATAGCTAGTGTAAGTGGAACTGTTAATACTGGTGGTGGCGGAGGAGGTGCAGCTACTAGTCCTACAGGTGGTGGTGGTACTGGTGGTAGTGGAATAGTAATTTTAAGGGCACCTTCAACAACAATATTTACAGTTTCACCAGGAGCAAATACGACGTCAACTGCTCCTAATGGTGATAAAATAGCAACTTTTACAGTAACAGGATCGGTAATAGTAGGTTAATATGGCTCATTTTGCAGAAATTAACAGTGATGGAATAGTTTTAAGAGTGGTTGTTGCTTGTAATCAAGATATTGCAAACAATGGAGGAGAACAATCTGAACAAGCTGCCGAACATTTTAAAACAATATGTCCTCTTTCTAGTGAAGGAGTAAAATGGATTCAAACTTCTTATAATAATAATTTTAGAAAACAATATGCAGGTATTGGAGATATTTATGATGTTAATAAAGATAAATTTATAAAGAAACAAAATTATCCATCATGGGTATTAGATGCTAATGATGATTGGCAAGCACCTACACCAAAACCAATAACTTACAATCAAAATGTAATAGGTCCAAATAATACTATATTAAATGATCTTTATTATTGGGATGAGACAGATAAAACTTGGAAATTATCAGATTTATAATAACTTGACAATTTAAGAAAAAAATTACATATAGTATCTGAAATAGAAATATGATACTTAGTAATTATTACTATTATTTTCAAAATGCGCTTTCATCAAAATTTTGTGATGAAGTTATAGCTTACGGAAAAAAACATCAAGAACAAATTGCTCTTACAGGTAATATTCAAAAAGGGCATAGAGACTTAAAAGAAAAGCCTTTATCTAAAAAAGAAACCACTGATTTAAAAAAGAAAAGAAATTCTAATATTGTTTGGATGAATGATCGTTGGATATATGATCAAATTCAACCTTATATTCATCAAGCAAATAAAGCTGCGGGGTGGAATTTTGATTGGGATTGGTCAGAATCTTGTCAATTTACTAAATATGGTAAAGGTCAATATTATGATTGGCATCAAGATGGTTGGGAAGGTTCTTATAATACTCCAGGAAATTTAAATACTCATGGAAAAGTTAGAAAATTATCTGTAACTTGTTCTTTATCCGATCCAAAAGATTATAAAGGAGGTGAATTAGAATTTAATTTTTGTAATCCTGAAAAAACAGGAAAAGAAAATATAAAAAAATGTAAAGAGATTCTTCCAAGAGGATCCATTGTTGTTTTTCCAAGTTTTGTTTGGCATAGAGTTTGTCCAGTATTAAAAGGAACCAGGTATTCATTAGTAATTTGGAATCTGGGATACCCGTATAAATAATGAATCATAAAGTAATAGATAATTTTTTAGATAAAGAAATATTTAATAAATTTAAAATAGAAATATTTGATAAACGTATTCCTTGGTATTATAGAGAAAGACAAGTATTAAATAATGAACATGAGGATGATATTGGTTATTATACTTTAAATTTTTTTAGTTATCTTAGAAGTGATTTTACTAATTTTAATCCATATTTATATTTAATTTATGAAAAACTAAAATGTAAATCTCTTATTGAATCAAGAGCAAATTCAGTTTTAAAAATAACTAAAAAAAATAAATTATTTTTTCACAGTGATTTCGAATATAAAAATTGTAAAACGGCTATTCTTTATATGAATACAAATAATGGGGGGACAATGTTAGATAAAAATAAATTATTAAGAATAGACAGTGTAGAAAATAGAATGTTAATTTTTGATTGTAAAATAAAACATGCTGCTGAAATACAGACAGATACTAAAAGAAGAATAATAATAAATATTAATTATTTTTAAAAATCATGAACTTTAAAAAGGATAAATATATAATTATAAAAAAAGCAATATCAAAAGATCTTGCTAAATTTTGTTATGATTATTTTTTAATGAAAAGAAAAGTTGCAAAAATTTTATTTGATTCAAGATATATTTCTCCTTTTGAAGAAATGTTTGGAACTTGGAATGATCAACAAGTACCTAATACATATTCTCATTATGGAGATATTGCGATGGAAACTTTATTATTAAAAGTACAACCAATTATAGAAAAAGAAATAGGATTAAAGTTAAATCCAAATTATTCTTATGCAAGAATTTATAAAAAAGGAGACATACTTCATCGTCACAAAGATAGATTTTCATGTGAAATATCTACAACTTTAAATTTAGGTGGATATTCTTGGCCAATATATCTTGAACCTTCTGGAAAAGAAGGAGGAAAAGGAATTAAGGTAAATTTAAATTATGGTGATATGCTAATTTACAAAGGAAATGAATTAGAACATTGGAGAGAAGAATTTAAAGGAGAAAATTGTGCTCAAGTTTTTTTACATTATAATAATTTAGAAACAAAAGGATCTAAAGAAAATATATATGATAGAAGATCAGAATTAGGATTACCTGTTTATTTTAAAAAATAATATGACACAAGAATTAGAAAATAAAATAAAAGAATTAGAAGAAAAACTTCAAATGGAAATTATGGTTAAAAAATCTGAAGTTATGTTAAACAAAGAATTACAAGAAAGGATTGAAAAATTAGAACTTCACAAAGAAACTTTAATAGAAATAAATGAAAAATATTCTAATACTATAGCAAAATTAAGAATTAGACTAAAAGAAATTATAATTAAATAATATGTATAAATTTTATTATTGGGGTCCTTTATTATATCAAACTAAAATTAATAATGTAGATATTAATAAAATAAAAATAATTTGTAAAAAAAATAAAAACAAAGATTTTAGAAAAGAATTAGCAGGACATATTAATGAAGAATTTTTTATAGATAACAATGTTTTTTTAGAAATAGTTAAACCATATTTAAATGAATACTTAAAAGTCTATAAACACTGGTATAATCGTGATTTAAAATCTATGGATGTAAATTCAGTTTGGGTTAATTTTATGAAAAATGGAGAATATAATCCTCCCCATATACATACAAATGGAAATTTTTCGTGTGTAATTTATTTACAAATCCCAAAAAAATTAAAAGAAGAAAATAAAAAATATATAGGAACAGAAAAAAATGGAGGTCCAGGTTCAATTTGTTTTATGTATGGAGAAAATAATGAAAATAATTTAGCAAATGTTAATCTTTTACCAGAAGAAGGTGATTTTTTTATATTTCCCGCTAATTTAAGACATTTTGTTTCTCCATTTAAATCAAAAATTGAAAGAATTTCTGTTTCAGCTAATTTTATATTTAATTAAGTGAATATTAAGTTTGTTAAAGAATATTTAACAAATGTAAAATGGATTGATAATAATCAATGGCAAGTAGAAGGATTGTTGAAGCAATCTAATCAATATTATAAATTTGATATAAGATTTTTAAATGATTTTGACGATAAAAAAGGTAAATTAATAAATTCAAAAAGTCAGGCTGATAAAGTCTTATTTGAAGATGATAAAAATTGGATATTAGTAGATAC